GGGTCGAGCATTGTTTCTGTTGGAGTAAATTCTTGCTGCGATGGGCCACCCATAATTAAACCTCACTTATCCATAGTCTAGGGCTAAATCCAAGACTCTTAGCCCTCTTAATCCAGCCTTTTCGATGACTAGAAAATGTTATATATTTTGCGCCACCTTGACGTGCTACCTCTTTTATGTATTTTAATCCATTTTCAAGGTTATCATGTCTATTTTCTAACGACCAACCAGCCCAAACGTGCAATTTATCGCCATCTGGCTGTAATACCCAATACCCTATAACTCTACTGTTATCAATCAATGCCCAAAGCATCGATCTACCGTTATAGCAATCTACATATACATCCTCAACAATCCAATCTTCAGGGCTTTTTGTCTTAACATTTTCTAGTCCTGGTCTAACGGAAGGCCACCACGACCTTAGCTCTTGCGGAGTAATGTATTTAGTTTCCATTAGCCAACAATAACATAATCGTAGGTTCTCCCTGCAACTACATTTGCTGCGTGTGAAATAACAGCGCTACCTTGTGACGTTGAACTGATATATGGGTCTTCAAATGTGTTTGTTGTGTATCCATTAGAGGAAACGTGTTGTATCGTAAAAATCACAGATGGCGTTGCTGGCCTTGTAGGGCTTGTTTGAGCAGGAATATTCTGCATTGATACTGATGTATTGCTTGCACGCCACATAATCTCAACGTAATCATTTTTAGCCATTGGTAAAAAGAAATTAAGCGCTGCAATTAAGCCGCCATCGGTAGAGCCATGTCTGTTACTAATACTGAATTCGCTATTTGATTTAGGTACGTTTACACCGTTCTGTCTAAACCAGATACTAACGTCCTGAATTTGAGAGTCTGTATTTGAAAACTGTGAGCTAAATTGAATATTCCATAAGCCAGAATAAGCTACAGTTACCCTTGACCCGCTAACCACAGACACGCCTAACGCATAATCTAAAGTGTTATACGTCATTGGATAAGCAGTTGTCGTGCTTGCAATAGTCTGATCTGTATCGTCTTGGAATGCACCATACGGAACATAAGATGTTGACGATACCAATGCAGTAGGAGTTAATAGAATTACACTATCGTAGCCTATACGCTCATTGTAGATTGTCGTGCTAGTAGCGCCACCAGTAGCCAACGTAACAGAGCCAGTATTATTGGTCTTGCCGTCCATGATGCCTCGCACTATCTCTGCGACAGCTCGCTGATCTCCACCAAAAGGAGGAAGTGTCCTAAACTGTGTCATCTGCCACCTTGTTTAGTAATATCAACATCTACACCCACACAAGTAGACCAGGAGCCAGACGGAATAGTCTGCACTCGCATATATCTACCAGCAGATCGTAATGACGCTCTGCCCTCTGTATCAGCCGCTACAGGCGTCGTATAGCTAATAGCGTCAGATAGGTTAGCTCTAGCTGAAACAGCTACAGAAGCCGATCCACCGTCTACCAATGGCCTAGCAAGAGTAATCACAGACCTGCCAATATCAATATCGCCAGTGACAATAGACGCTGTTTTATTAGCACCGCCAAATGTAATGATCTTCTGGCCTGATACGCCTGCAAATAAAGGATCACCACCAGCCCATTGACGAGCATCTAACGATACTGGTAACGCATCAATACTGGTACTGTATAAGTCTAATCCTTCAAGCGTTACTGGAGGCGTAATAGCAATAGAGATAGCAGATGCAGTAGTTTCAACATAAGACCATTTACCTGTATCAATGCTGTATATCAAGATTAATTTACTTGCGAATACATTACTAAAACACCAAGCAATAAGACGCTTAACAGGATCAACCGACGATGACATTAAGTTAAAGCTATTAGGGTCAGCGTTGTCAAAGAACCATTTATCTACCTTGCCAGCACTAATGGATTTAACAGTCTGACCGTCTGATACATAAAAACCGTCATTAGATAAGAAGTAAGTTAGGCCATTGTATTGAACAACACTACCATTAGATAAACAGCCAATACCACGCGAGATAGCGTCAAACTGAAAGAATAACGGACTACCGATATAGCTCATGCGGTAGATAGCTTTTTCTAGTAAAACCAAGCCATACTCACCACCAGCCAAACCCATGATGTCACCACCGTCAGCAATTACCTGACTGTCTGATTGGCTAGTAGCGCCAGGTGTCCAGTTAGTTTCGTCGTTAATATCAGACCAATAAACTTTGTTTTCAAAACTAGTTTCATTTGCAGCTACTACAAAGTCTCGTACCACGGTAATGTACTTAGCAGTAGGCGCAGCAGCAGCAACATCATCAAAGAAGTTAGATGTATTTAGCTCAACAGCCTGTATCTTATCTAAGCCATTTGCAGCAAGCATTACACTTCCAAATTGGACAACATCCCAAGATACAACGTCTGTGTATCCAGTTGTAGTCATTGCCTCTAATGCTCTAGTCGAATTATTGTATTTGAATATTTGACTAGCGCCAGCAGCAAATAGCGTAGATGTCTGAGCATACTTACCAGCAAAAACTGTTAATAGAGTTTGACCTGCGCTACCACTTAAATCTGCCTCTAACTGCATTGGCTCATAGCCATTAGTCACAGGTATACAGTTCTTAGCTTCTGTAAGCGCACCAGTAACCCCAGGTTGATCTGGCAACCATTCAGCAAATACAATTTTAGTCTGAGCCATTTAGATTATTGTCCATGTATTTGATTGTGGAGCTACATCTGACCATTCCTCACCAATAATTGCACCAACCACAGTGACAGTAGCCGTAGAGTTTATTGCAGCAGCGCCAGAGTAAGTTGCATTAGCAGTACCGGATACAGTAGCAAGCGCATTAACAGCAGCAGTAGCTCCGACAATATTACCGCCATTTGCCGATACCGTAGCAGTGCAAACAATAACACCAGCGCCAGTAAAGATACCATTAGCCTCTGCGCTTAATGTTGCGCTGCAAGTAATCGCAGCTTCACCACTATATGTAGTAGGCCCTGGGCTTGATATTGCAGCAGTAGATAGCGCGTAAAATCCAAGCATTGCTTACTCCGGTTGAGTAGGCCAAGTAATTGTCCAAGGAAACCCATCTTGTGATGATATATCACGTAAAGCCTGGCGATACGCAGCCCATACAGTTTGGTCTACAGGAGCGTCTGCTACCTGAGTCCAATCACATTCTTTTAGCTTGTCATTGCGACTTGTACGCACCGACTTGGCCTGATCTGCGTCCTTAGATGCCTTATAAGCAGCCTCTTGCTCTGCTGCCGTAGTCTCGCCATCAGTAAACACAGGGCCAAGAATGTATTTAGTAAACCACTTACCATTTACTAGCTCTACACCAGCAGCCTGCGAGTATTGATAAACATCGCCACCTGTAGTTTGTGGGCCTTCAAACACTACGTCAGCACCAAACTCGTCTAATGTTTCTGCGCTAATTTGCTGTGGGAATGAAGTGCTTGGGTGAAGTGCGCGAAACTCACCTTCGTACATTACTGCGCCAGTTTCTCTAATTCGTACTTGCATGATTAGCCTTTAAGCAATAGCCAAGAATAAATATGTCCCACCTGAAGCATTTAATGCTGCTGGTGCTGCTGCGGTTACTTTAAATCCGGTACTGTCGGTGTCAACGTAATTTGTGCTTGTAACTTCAGCCGCTGTACTGTTGAGCAGTAAGTACGGATCGTTGCCTGACGTAATGCCACGCGCCGAATCCCATACGTACCAATCGCCAGTGGAGTCAGTGCGCTTAATAAGCACGAACCTAGCACCAGAAGTAAACCCGCAAGCTATGGTCTGCAATGCTGCTGTACCTGTGTAGCTACCTACTTTGGAAACACCCGCAAGAGTGGCGAATAAGTAGGCTACGTAGGTATCGCCAGAAGCATTAATAACTCCGAATCCACCTATTCCAAATATTGAAGAAGTTGGAGCAGAATTAAAATTACTAGAACTCCATGCTCTTGCTGCCGGAAAAGCATCTGGAACATTTAAACCAACACCGTCTTGCACCAACGATGCTGAAATATATCTGCCAACAAGCCACCCACCGTTTGTTGCTGAGTTACGCTTTTTAATAATCATTAACTCAGGAATAGCCGCCAAGTTATGCGCTTGCGTAGTTGCAGACCCCGTCCCCGTATAACACACCACATCAAAGAAGCCGGGTGCGCGACGGAAATCATAAATTGCATCCATCGTACTGAAGTTAAACGATCCAGTATAAAAAGTACCCTGCATGTTTGCAAAACTACGTGCACCAGCAGTAGCTTCAGCCGCTGTTGACGCGCTTTGCACATAAAAAGCATCTCCTCTTAGCCTATCAAAAAACAAAGTGCTAAAAGTTGACGCATCGTTAAACGCTTCTAAATGTACATCTACTGGGAAACCTGCGGTAGCAATCAACCCGTTTGTTGTTACATTATTCCCGATGTTTGGCGCAAACACACTCGTACCCAACGTTGGCACTTTCATCGGGCCACGACGTATGACGACGTAGATAAATGTTTGTGATGCGAAGCTGGCCCCTGTAATAAACCCGGTAGCCGTTGGCGTGATCCATTGGCTTCCAGTTACTTCTGCGCCAGAACTATTGGGGAATAATCTTGCGCTATCTGTTAAAGACATCCCACGCATATTATCAATAATCTGCCAACTTGTTCCTGCTGTAGCTGTGTCCTTGTACAAAATCCATTGAGGCTCATACCCAAGCGTAACTGTTTGGTTAGGCCCTGTAAAACTCCCACAGCTAATCACATTGTCCGTACCCGTCAGGCCAAAGCCTCCTGCGTTATGGGCGAATAGGTAGGCTAAGTAAGTTCCGCCAGAAGCGTTAACAGTGGCATCAGTGCCAAGATTAAACACAGTGGATGTTGGCAACGTATCGTTCCAACGAGTGTCTGAATCTGCTGTTGCCGCAGTAGTGTTTAGAACTAAGTAGTCTGTCTCAGGGTTTGCGGTATTAGCGCGGTGATATACCTGCCAATTTGCTCCTGAATCAGTTCTTTTGACAATAATACAACCCGGCACAGAGCCAAGATTATGAGCAATAGTGCGGTTTGAACCATTCCCTGTCCACGTTTGAATGTCGAATAGCTTTGGCTGCTTGCGAAAAGTCCATGAGACATATGTTTGAGTATTAGCATTAACATACTCAGTATCATTTGTTAAAGAAAACCCTGTAGACGTAAATGCGTCAACTGCATCATTTGGGCCACTGGCATTTGTTCTATTTGTAACAAGGATATTTTGAGGGCCTCTAGCACTATCTACAACCGCATTATCGGTTGTATCGGTATTTCGGCACTTTATCCAAACCAACCCACCCTTACCAGCCAGATCGATATTATTAGTAATCGTCTGCGTAGCGCCGTTACCCGTATAGAGATACGTAGAGAATACGTCCTCAATATAATTAACATTGTTAGATACCTGCGAGTTTTGAGCGCTAAACATTGCAATCCTTACAGGTAGTTTTGACCAGCGTTTGAACCAATCCAATACGATCCATTAGCCACAAAGACATACTTATCCATCTTACTAGCGGTAGCAGTAATAGTCGGTGCAGTACTAGCAGGCCACTTAACAGACGCAGGCCAAGTAACTGTGCGACTACCTGTAGCATCTTGCAACAACAGTAAAGTAAATCCTTTGCCTGATACAACTGTCGGGAATGTAAACGTGCAATTGCCGGTTAGCGTCAGTATCTGAACAGAGCCATTAGCCAAGTCAATCGTGTACGCTGTGCTAGTGTTAGCTGTTACTACTTCTTCAGTATAGCCATTGGTAAACGTACCAGCCTCAATGGTCTTAGCACTTAATGTCTGTGTGTCTGACGTACCAACTACCGTACCACTAGGCGCAGTCTTGCCAGCCCATGTATCTAACTCAGCATCCCAAGCCTGGACATTAGTGCCAATCTTTAGGCCAACAACATCACCGGCTGAGTCTTTGTAGACAGCCTTGTCACCAGGATACGTAGCAAATACATCTTTACTGCCTGCGCTAAAATCAACAGCAGAGCCAGCATTAGATGATTTTAGTACCGTGGTGCGGGCCAATGTGCCAGCAGCAACAGTACCTAAACCTATTTCCCACTCAGAACCATTAACAATAGTGTAATAGCAAGTATTAGTATTGCCAATAGCGGTACTAAATGTTTGAAAACCAGATACAGCGCCAGCTAAAGTCAGCGTACCAGTACCTGTAGTGGTCGATGTTTCACGAACCCTATCAGCAATAACCAGAGCCATAATTTACCCCAAAGTAACTGACAGATTACCAATCGCAATCGTAAAAATATCGCCAGCAGTAATCGATTTAGACGCATCTAGTGGCGTATGGTAAAGCAAATTACCGCTAGTAGAAGCATCAAGAATACCAATCCAGCCTATAGTTCCCCATGTGCCTGTAGCAGTAGGAAACGTCACAGCACCGCTATTCGTAGACACGCCATCACTAGGCGCACCCATCGTCACAGCAGTACGTGCATAGGAGCCACCAGAGACTTCTGTGCCGGTATTAGCGTCAGTAGGATCAGTAGTATACAAACCGACGTAAACAGCAGCAGGAGCCGTGTAAGAAGTTGCACGTAGAGTCACATTGATTAATGCGTTCTCTAGGTAGTTAGACATTTCAGCCATAATATTTCCTTAATTAAAAGACATGGACATTGGTTGTCCGCTGTATTCGCCAGAATCATCTGCGACGTTAATAGCTGCAATAGCTCTTTCGTACAACGTACCCCAAGTTTGCAACCTTGCATCATTCATCAGATACGGTTCAGCCTCACCTAGTGCAGCGTAAAGCAATGCGTCAGGACAGTAAGCTAAGAATGTATTACTAGGATTCGTGGAGCTTAGGAAAGCAGGTTGTGAGTAGTACAGCATTTGCAGGACATAAGCACCATCAGGCACTGGCCCCAATTGCAACTCAGAAGCTAGCACCGTGTAGCGTTTAGGCTGCCCTGATTCTGTCGAGATAGTCTTTTTATAAAACAAGTTAGGCGTATCATAGACAAGGACACCATTAGGATTAGCGGCAACGTGAATATCACGCATCTCTAAGTAATCACTGGGCAAACCAACAGTAGAATCACCACCTGTAGTAGTAGCCTGGGCAGTTACTAACATCTGACGAATACGCAACTCTCTACGTAAACGCTGCTCTGCAAGTGCTACAAACGTGGGGATAATGCTATCTAAGTCACTACGAGCTAGATAGCTGGAGATGGTGCTAGTTAAGTCAGAATAGCTAGTTAGTGCCATTATCGCCCCTCAAGGCTTTATCATCCACGTCATCCCAACTATATTCATGTGTGCCAATGTGTTTAATGTGCATTGAAAGCTCATGGTCAACATAGGTATCAATACCTGCATCGCCAGCCTTTACACAGAAGAACACATCTTCACCCACAACACCTGTTGGCCCCCATCCAGCGTCAAACCACGGCGCTGTCAGTGTCTCAAATACTTTCTTACGGATCAGTACCGCACCAAATCCAACAGCAGTAACGACCTCAATACCTTCTTTGCCGCGTGAGTCAACATTAGACCAATGATGCCGGATACCCTTCTCATCCTCACTCTTAACCAATAACTTAGCGGTAGGGAATGACGGTCTACGTCTTGTCACTGCGTTCACGCCAACTATGTCAACCTCTCGGCTCAACATAATCGTAATCAAATCATGCGGGAATCTCATGTCGCTATCAATAAACAGAACAGCGTCACAGCCCTCTTTTAAAGCCACCTGCGCTAAC